CATTCTTCTTCTATTTCGATATCGAAAGTAGGCTCTGTGTCAACTATATCTCTTTTTCTTGGATCAAATTGACCATCGTTAAAAGTTAGTGCTGTATCAATTTGTTTCTCACAAAACTTAAAATCCGCAGGATAGTATTTATGGCTATCCGTAGATCCATAGTGTTCATAACTACGACTTAGTAAATCGGCAACAAGTTTTTTAGTTTTTAATTTTCTTGGCGTGAAATCAACCTTGCCAATAGCATCATCTATAATTGACAACTCTTTCTTGTCTGGATTGTCTTGTAGCTCTTTTTTACAAGACGCTAAACATTCCATCACTTTGTGGCAAGCAGTTCCTAGTTGAGCTTTCTTTCCAGATTCTGACCTATATCCTAAAACATAGGTCATAAAATATTGCATTTGACAGAAGTCGTAATTACCATAACTAGAGGATCTAATGTATGTTACTATCATTCCGATTCCTTGATTGTATGGATACCACCAACAAGAACTGGTTCTTCTTCTGGAATAGACTCTTGTATTGGAGATCCTAACCATCCCCAATTTTCAATAGTTTTTACGAGTTCTACGTGGGCTTCTTGTATAGACATGTTTTGATTATCAATAATCGCATCAAAATTATAGTCTTTGGAGAATGCGTTTTCACTTTTATGAGAATCTTCGTGATTTGATCTTGTTAATTTAATAACTTTACCACCGGCATTCTGAATAGCTTCTGCTTCATTTGGATACCTACAATCATCAACTACCGCCAATAGCGAACCCTCCGACTCTACATCTTTGACCAGTCTAGAAACCCAAATTTCTTCGTAAATCTTTCTACATACTTCTGATCCAAAAAATTGCAAGAACTCCCGGCCTGTCATTTTCCCCTTTTTGTGGTACATAAAGGTTCCATCATCAATAAGTTTTTTTATCTGGGGATTTTTAGCCATCTTAGGGCAGCTTATAATTCCGGGCATAGACTCCCAAGTGATGGGTATTTTAGCATTCTTCTGTATATCAGTACCTCTAATATTCTCTTCTTTAATATCGAATAATTCTGTTGCGATATTTTTAAGAGGGTCTGCAAAAGAATAACTTTTTACATAGGGCCACATATTATATACCGCCCACTCCGCAAAATCTAGTTCTACTCTTTTTACTTCTAGTAAAGCTTGACCCTGTTCCTTTTCTCCTTTAGAGTCAATAAATTCTGTCCCAACAATAAGATCGCCTTTATCTGTCACATTAAATGCGTTAATAATATTATTACATCTAAGCTGATAGCCGTGTATAAAATTACTGCACGTCGTTTTACCGGACTGTTTATTACCGGCAAACGCTAAAATTCTAGTGGTCATATTAAGTTGTCCTTCTCCAATTGGGGGTTAAGTTCTTCATGAATTTGTTCTGTGGTCATTTCACCAATGTCCTTTTTAGAAATTTGCGGTCTGTAGTAATTAAATCTTCTTCCGCATTTTTTGACAATTTGGCTCGCGGCTTTTTTTCCAGCTTCGTCATAGTCTGTGAGTATCACCAAGTTTAAAGCGCCGCTTTTTTCTAATGTTAATAGCTGGTCATCACTTATACTAGAACCAAAAATACCAACTGAATTTTTAAATCCTGCTTCATACATTCTTAGAACATCGCCCTGTCCCTCTAGTATAAAAAGAACACCTTTGCCTCCCATGAATTTCTGAGCAATGTTAAATCCATAAAGAACGTTTTTCTTAAAACCCTTACTGTGTAACCACTTGGGCTTTAGTTCGTCATTAATAGACCTTCCGACACATCCTACATAGTTATAGTCTTCATCATAGATTGGAACAACAACTCTTCCTGACATTGGTTTATTTTTTGCAAAACATGTCCCTATATCAAAAGTTTTTAAGGTTTCCTCTCTGTATCCTCTATTGATGTAGTATTCTGCCGGTATATTTATAGTAGACTGTATCTGCTCCCTAGATATTGTAGTGGGTTTTCTTTCAATCTTTCTTTCAAATATTTCTAGTAATTTAACTTCTTTACTTGGTTGGCGGTCTTGGGTTTCTAATTGGGAATCATCTAGTTTAAGAAACTCTAAACAAAAGTTATATGTAGCATTTAACGAAACGTCTTTACCATCTTTATTTGATAGTACGCCTCTTATAAATCCAAATATATTACTTTGATAGTCTTGCTCGCATTGATTTGTCCAGCATCTCCAGTTACCAACGGCAGAGTCGCCGTCTGTAAATACGCTACAGCCCTCTGGACTATCCCCGCCGTGAATAGGACATGGAAACGAATACCTGTTGGGGTATTCTAATCCTTCAATATCAAAGTGTTCTAGAATCTCAGGAATATGCTCTGCCAGCTTATCACACACTGTCAATATCTGATTCTGTGTCAATTTCTTCATTTATTTCAAAACCTTCTTCTCTTGCTCTTGCATTATTATGAATCTCATTTCTGGTTTGACCTTCTGCCAACTTACCAATACTTCCAAACATATTCATACTAATATAGTCACCGTCATCAAGACCGCAACCATGTCTAGCTACAACCGGAACCAGTTTTCTATTTCCGTTTTCTATCTTGTCTTCCGCGACCTCTTCTTCTGACTTCATCTTAAATATAGAAAAACTTGTACAAAGCCATATAAGCCTGTCTGATCCCGACACTACATCGGTAGACTCCTTGGTTATACCGTCTCTATTTAGCTGCACAAAGCTCAAGCAAGGCACGTCATACTTAACCATAAAATTATGTAGCTGCGTTATTTGAAAACCAAGCACTTGGTATTCTTGCATTGAACTACTGATACCTTCCGATCCCATCAGCTTTAAATAATCATAAACTACAAGACAGTCATTAGTAACACCCGACTCGTCAAAGCCAACGTGCTGATAAATCCACTTTCTCATTAACGCTAGTATGTTTTCAAAAGATTGTCCAGCAATACTAATGTAATGATAGGGTATCTCTTTAAGTTCTTGAGCAGCTTTTTCTACTTTCTCTTTTTCTAGTGGGTTTTCTGTAAACTTACCAGTAGAAATTTTATTAATATCTACTCCACTAAGGTTGGCAAGCATCCTATTAAGATGGTCTTCTTTACTCATTTCTGTATCTAACATTAGAACAGGGACTCCCATCCTAGATACATTCATAGCTACCGCATCCCCGAACATAGACTTACCGACCTTGGGACGAGCGGCAACAAGATCAACACACTTTCTTCTTAGTCCACCGCCAATCGCTGCGTCATATCTAGGAAACCCTGTTGGTATTCCTACGTTTTCAGATACGTTTTCAGAAAGGTATTCAATATAATCATCAATATCTTCACCAATAATTTCAGTCTTCTTATTGGATGATTGATATATGTCAGCAGTAGCGTCAAGTATAGGCGCTTCTACTTTGGATATAAGATCCATTATATCTTCATCGCCATTAGTAGCGTCTAGTTCTTTCTCGCAAGCCTTCAGTGTTTTCTTTAAGTCTCTTGCTAATTTAAGCTTTGCTATTTTTACAGCGTGAGACTTTGCATTTTCTTTATGTATAGGAAAATTAAACAAAGACCTTATAAACGACATCTCTTCTTTGTTGTTTATAGACTCACTTACCCCAAGGCTGTTTGCGGCAGAAAGTATGGATGCCAATTCTACCTTAGAGTTTTCTGAAACAGACTTATATATACAGTGATATAAAAGCTGATTCATGTCACTTGTAAAATGGTCGGCGTCTACAAAATCTATTTCTAGATAGCAGTCTAGTCCATATTGACAAAGAGCCGCTAATACGGCTCTTTCTGATGCTAGATCTTCTAACTTTTTCTTTGTCATCTAGACCTTGACCCCAAGCATTTGTCACAGATAAAGTTTTCTCTTTTGTGAGTAGGGTGAACCTGCATCACGGAAGAGCATCCTGAACATGTTTGTGGTATTTTTTTTACTGGTTGTCTTTTTCTTTCTGTAGGAGTTACTTCTGGAGTTTTGTTTAGAGCATCTTTATGCTCAGTTCCATCATCGCTAAATAAGTTAACCCTTTTCTTAACTTCCACCTGTGTAGAGTTTGGATTTTCCTTATCCTTTGTCATTGTAAAGTCATCAACATCTACTGCCGTACTTTTAGGCGCATTGGACTGTTCTTTTAAAAGAATTTGCTTTCCCTTTTTCTCATGCGCCGTGTTATCAGGAGGTAAATCTGAATCTTGAAGCTTGCTAATTAATTCAGCTTTTTGCTCTGGTGTCATTATACTCAACAGCGTTTTTATAATCTCTTCGCTCATTACTTTCTCCTAGCCATATTTGCTAATATTTCTGCCATCTTAATAACTCTACTGTTTTTACCCTCTAGTGTTCTAACTCTAGCCTCTGCATGATTTTTAATCTTTAGTATCTCGGATGCAAGGGGGTTTTCTTTTATTGCAGAGTAATATTTTTCTTG